TGAATGTATACAAGAACACCGGAACTATCCCGACTACTGTACAAGGCGCCAACGTCGATATTGTCAAAGAACTAATCGAAGCCGGTAACTAATGAATTTAGACGCCCTTACAACGGATGAACTTTTAGAGCTTGAGCAGTTGCTTATTAAACAACGCTCAAATGAGTTGCGGGCGTCTGTGTTTGAGTTTCTTTGCGAGTTTTGGCCCGTAGTAATTGCCGATAAACTTAACATCAATTGGCATATTCCGTTTTTATGTGATGAAATTCAAAAGATACTCGAAGGAGTTGTAAGCGGAGCAAAAGTGAATGACGACCTATTATGTAATATTTGCCCTGGTACTACTAAATCGACAATCTTAATCATGGCGCAAGCGTGGCTTTGGACGCGTAAACCCGACGCGGTTATCTTATCAAACACTATATCCGACAAGAACGCTACCGAGTTTTCCCAAAAGTTTCGGGATATTGTTACAAGTTCCGAGTATAAAAAATATTTTCCCGAGATACAACTTAGACGGGATTCCACTGCCTTAACTCAAATTAAAAACACTCACGGGGGAGCACGTCGTCAGTACACTACCAAATCAAAGATAACAGGAGACCACGGACACGTTCGATTTGATGATGACCCTATGGCGTTTCAAGATGCCCGAAGTGATGCCGAGGCAGCTCGGTGTATTGAAGGTTACAAAGCCTACTCAACACGTGAGAAGAAAAACGCAAAGGTTCCGTATATCTTATTCATGCAGCGACTTTCTAACATTGACACCTCCAACTATGTATCTACAGTTAAGCCGAACATTAAAAAGATTGTTTTACCTGCATGGGATAACGGTAAGGTGTTCCCAGAACAACTAAAAGAGCGTTACAGTAACGGATATCTAAACGAGGCGCACATCAACAAAGAGTTCCTAGACGATAAGAAGTTGCAGCTTGGAGACCTGCAGTACATGGCAGAGTATGGGCAAGATACTGAATCCCCAGAAGGGTATATGTATCAAGTGCAAAAAGTCAATTCAATGGAGCGCAGAGGTGTTTCAATTGCCACTTGCGACCCGGCTGACGATGGCGATTGTTTTACTGCAACAGTTTTCGCTGACGTGTACGAGAATAAAGTATGGGTTCACGATATCATTTACACCAAAGACGATTCCAATACTACAATCCCACTTAACGCTGCCAAAGCAAAAGAGAAACGCGTTACTAACTTCTACATTGAAAAGGATGGTCTTGGAAATATCTATGGCAAGCAGGTAAAAGCCTTGTTTCCTTTCGTGCAACCATTCAATTCAGACGGGAATAAAGACGATAGAATTTACAGTAAGGCAAACATCATATCAAAACACTTTGTTTTCCTTCAAACGTCGCCGCATATCGAGTATGAGAACGCAGTTAATTGCTTAACCTCTTACAAGAAGTCAGGCAAGAACAAATACAAAGATTTCCCCGATTGTCTCACATCGTTGGCGGATATTGTAATCAAGCAAAGTCTAATCAATATTTATAATTAACCAAACCAATCTAACCAATGGCAAAGAAAAAATCATTTGCAGTTCGTTACGCAGAACTAAAAGAACAAAACCGACAAGCAGTTCGAGAAGCTATCGGCGTAAAAGATAGACTTAATGCCAAAGGCAAAAAACACTTTGTTTTTCCTTTCTTGGATGATTTAGGCTTTGATACCTGGGAGAAAGTTTACCTAGAAGTTTTCTTGATATCAAAAAAGGAATCCAAGCAACCTAGAGAAGTTCGGGATTTACTTGTAACAGTTTATCACGGTGTAACTAAAACGGTTTAAAACATGGCTCAAAACCTCCAATGCCCGAGTTGTTCTAATGTAATAGCCACAATCAATGATAACAAGATTGTCTTTCCCGAAATGAAAGCTCTCTCAATTCTTGAATTTAACTATGTAACAGATCAAAAGGATGTGAAGTGTCGATGTGGTGCTTGGATAAGCATCACCCCAGACAATCAATTAGTAATTAATCACCAGCGAAAAGGACAGGACGCTTTGTATAGCGCGAGCAATGCCGTGTATCGTAATGGTAAAAACTTTAAGAAGTAATGAATAGAGAAATAATATTTAGAGCCTTTAGTGCAAAAAATAATAAAATGTTTTACGGTGCTGATGTTGATTTGTTCCAATCAAAAGAAGGTTTAGGAGCAAGAGTTCGCCCGATTGTATCTGCCGACTATGATTGTGATGTGCAATTAATGCAATTTACAGGGCTAACAGATAGTATTGGAATATCCATTTACGAGGGGGATATAGTGCTCGATAAAGAGTTAGGCAATGCAATAGTAGTGTTTCAAAGCGGATGTTTCCTTATGAAGTATGATGCTGAAACTACTATGGAATTTTTAGGACTTCAAGAAGATAAATTTGGAAGGCTACAAGTAAAAAGAATAGTAGAAGTAATCGGAAATATTTACCAAAACCCTGAATTATTAACCAATAAAAACCAACACAATGAACCAAGAACTTAAACCAATTGTTAAAAAAATCCTGCAATTCATTTACTCACTTGTAGTTATTAATACGCTGATTACTTTGGGTTATACTTTGACAAATCTAATTTACAACCACCTTGCCTTTGATTTAATCATAGCGCTGCTATCCGCCGGCAATGCTTTTATGTGGCTATTGTTTATTTGGCTGAACAAAAAATTTAACTTAAAACTTTAATAACCATGAAATTAATCAGACTACTGTTTTTACTATTGCTTTCAGTTACTTGCATCGGGCAGGTGTATAGATACGAAAGCAAAGAAACTCGTTCTTCAAAGGCGTGGACCGCAAAACCTTTAATTGGCTTTGTATCAATTAGCGAAAGAGAAATTGCAATCACAGAGAATGGGTACCTAAAAGGGTTTGATGTTATCAGTGTGGCACCGTTCGGAAAAGACTATATCGTCTACAATTGCCTTGACGAGAATAACCAAAAGTTGAAAATCATCACCGTTGGATACACTAAGGATAAGGCTAAATTCAAGCTACTTGTTTCTTATCCTTCGAAGTACTACCGATATAACTTAACTCGATTGTAAAAAATCAACCTATAGGTTTACTTTTAACCACTCCTAACCGAGTGGTTTTTTTATACAAAATAATTTTATTTTTATCAAGTTTAAATAAAAATAATTACTTTTGTCGTATAAAGTTATAACTAAACTACGATTACGGCAACTATGAGATAAGCGCATTTCCCTCATTTTTTCAGAGCTTACTATTCTCACAGATACCTACCTACTCAAATCAGGTAGACGGATTGGCTCAATCATATAGTGCCGATACTCCGCTATTTAAAGCGATTATGTCCTCCGCTTGGGAGACAATAGACCAAAAATTTTACACCCGTTTAGCGCAATCAGTCGACCCAATCGATAGCACATTGATATTTTACGGTGATTTGATTTCTTCTGGTGTGCTTAAAGCATACGATAAAAAAGGCAATCAAGTTGAGAATGATGACCTTATCGCATTACTCAACAAACCAAACGACAATCAAGACTTTAAGCAATTCATCAAAGAATGGCTTTACTATTTATATTCTCACGGGTACGAGTATATCGTTCCGTCATCCGCATCGGTTGGATTTGAAGCGAAGCTAAACGCAAATTCAAAACTGTTCACGCTTGATCCTGATAACATCAAATTCAACACAGGTAAATTCAATATTGCTTCATTCTGGAACACCTCAAAAAACAAATCAGTTGTTTTTGATTACGAGCCGTTAGGTCTTGGTAATGTGAGTTACGACAATGTGATTCCATTCTTTGACGTTAGACAGAATCCAACTAAACCATATACCGGTATATCTCGAATGCTTGCTCTTAAGCAGCAAATTCAAAACTACCACTTAGCACTTCAAGCAAAGGGGAACATGATTAGACGTTCAGGTTCTCAAATGATTGCCTTGGATGGTAAAGTAGAAGATTGGGGAATGGATGGTCAAATAGGAACGGGTCAATTCGATAAGGATGGCAATCCGATCATGACTACGCACAAAGAGAAGTTAGAGGCTCAAATCAAAAACACAGGTATAGGCAACAATAGTCTCGGGGTAATTTTCGCCACTCTCCCTTTAAAAGTTTCGTCTTTATCCGATGGACTAGAAAAGA